AGATGATGTGTCCTGGAAAATATTGTTGTTGGCTCATGCAAAATCCCTTTGGTTGGACAATGTGGTGTTGCCAGATGATAACTTAGTACTGATCAGTGACAACAGGACAACTTGGACCTCTAGGGAAATAGGTATACAAGCTGACATGGTTTCTACTCTGGACAATCATGTCTTGGCCATACCCTTAGCTAAATTTGAGTCCACCCCTATCTCTATCACTAGTTTGACTAAAAGACCATTCCCTGCACACTTAAACACTTTGAAGAGTGATGAAAGAACTTTCTCCATAGATTGGTATTCAAATGCCTTTTACACTCTATTAGGAAGCAAAGTGCTGTCTAGTGCTCTTTCCAGTTCAAAGATGCCCTTCTCTGTCCAGCTAGTGACCATGGGTGCCAGCATGGGCATGCAACATACAAATGTTAGCACTCTGAGAATCAAAAAGAGACCTCTAGAATTCCTCTCCACCTTATCAAGATTCTGGAAGAATGAGAGAGTGGTAGCATTTATAGTGGATAAGCTTTTGGAAGACAGAGAGTATTACACAGATCTTTCTCTGGTGTTCGGGGAAATCTCTATCTTCTCAATCTACTACACAATCATGTTGGAAAGATATTCACCTAGACTCCTTTTGGAAGCCCATGAAGATTTGTCAGTGTTCATGGACCAGATCAACTCTGAGGTTGTATTGCCAGCAGCCAACCGTGGTGAGTATATCACAGAAGAAGCACTTAGAGACACACTGACTGAAAACCATGTGGAACTAGAAGAAATAGATTACAAGAAGAGAGAATCTGATCTAGAGAGCATTTCTGAGACATCCAGCAGCTCAGGTGAAATGGATATCAAGAATGGAAATTTCACAGTGCACAAGGTTCTAGGGGATGGAAATTGTTTCTTGAGATCTGTTGCTCTATCTCTTAGCAAGTCTGACAATCCTCTAGTAGATGAAGATCTAAAAGAGTTTGGTTCCCTGAGATCCAGAGTTTTGTCAAATCTCAATAATTTTGACATGTCCACTATAAGAGATTTCCAGGTGGAAGGAGGGGAGATTACCCTAGAAGAGATTAGGGCAGCAGTCACCATAGGAGACTGGAACACAAAGGCTTTTGACTTGTTGCCAATTGTAGTGGCCAACATCCTAGACATAAATCTGTTGGTGGTTGAGGACTCTAGAACATATAGTTTCAATGAAGTGGCTGATCAACTTGTTGCTGTGAAATACAATGGTAGAGATCATTATGACGGGATGTCTTGGAATTTCATGGCCCTGGACCCATATGATGAAGATCAA